CCAGTCAAGGCAGTAGAGTTCATCTACATTCCAATTCGTATCCAGAATACATTGGGCTCATCACAGTAAGATTTATTTTTTGCTGTACGGAAAAAGGGGCAGTGATGCCCCTTTTTTTGTCAAATTAAAACAAGAGTTAATGTTTTTTCCGTTTATATGATAAATATTTACATAGAAAGAACTAACCGTTCGTAGGAGAACAAGATGGCAAATATTAATACAACAGAAACCAGAAGTAAATTTGGTGTTCCTGTTACCGGCAACACAGGTTCAGGCATTTTAATGCCTAAGCTAAAGTATCGTTTCCGTGTTAGCTTTCTTGGTGGGTTTGCAGGTGAACCTGAATCAAGAGTACTAACTCAAAACGTACAAAACGTTAGCCGCCCAAAGATTACATATGAAGAAGTAACTATCGACAGTTACAACTCGAGAATGTATCTACAGGGCAAGCACAGCTGGGAGCAGATTTCAGTTGTTGTGCGTGATGATATCACTAACAGCGTAACTAAACTTGTTGGCTCACAGATTCAACGCCAGCTAAACCACTTCCAGCAGTCAACACCAGCAGCAGGTTCAGACTATAAGTTTGACATGCAGATTGAAATCTTAGACGGTGTTAACGCCGGCGCAAGTGAAGTTTGGTTCTTAGAAGGTTGCTTCTTCACTAACGTTGACTACAGCGACAGTGATTACAGCACCAACGAACCAGTAACAGTTACTATGCAGGTACGTTACGATAACGCTACACATTATCAGGGTGATAATGATGTTAACGGCAGAACATCACAGGGTAATCCGTTCCCACAAGAAACACCTGAAATTAATACTACTTCAACTGTATAATTTAGGTAAGAATAGTGTAGCCGGAAACGGCTACACTATTATTCTTTAGCGGAGTCGAATGCATGAGCATTGTTGGAAAAATTTTAGACATTTTTGGTCCAGGGGGCGGTAACGGTTTTTATGCACGAGACTTTCGCAACGCATACGGATTCCGCCCAGATCAAAATCCACCGCGTCAAAAATTCCAAGGATATGTAAGTTTTGTTGTAAACCGTTTACTATACGGTGATAGCCTTTATGGCGATATGAACAGTTCAAATTTTAGATTGAGGTTAGGCAGTTTGGTTAGGACTGCTACCTTACCTGAAGTCGAATTCAAAACAGAAACTAAAAATGCATACAATAGAAAACGTATTGTTAATACTGGGGTTGAATATCAACCTGTAGACATTAAAGTCTTTGACACAATCAATAATGAATGGTTGACGATGTTTATGAAGTATTTTACCTATCATTATATGAATCCTAGAAACAAGCAGTATAATGAGCGCGATGTTGGCCCAGATCCTCGTCGCGACGACTCTACTCGGATGGCAGAGAATTCTAACTTTGGCACAACAGGAAGCAACCGCTGGGATAGTAATGCCTATGGATATAATGTAAACGAACTAGCAAATTTCTTTGAACGCATTGACTATGTTATCTATCATGGTAATAAAGCGGTACAATATAGTCTTATCAATCCCGTACTGACTCGATTTAGAACTGGAGACATTGATTACTCAAGTTCGGACGTTATGGAATTTGACATGACATTTGAGTACGAATCATTTACTATATACGAACAGGTTAATTTTGGTTTAAGTGAGTTTGATATTGCGCGATTCGAAAATGCTACTGGATTTACAGGACCTGCATTTGTTCCTATCGGTACTCCTGTGCTGTTACAGGAACGTACATTGGAAACATTAAGTGGTAACGGCAGTCGTGGCGAATCAGAATATTTTAGAACTTTTCAGCCCCAACCATCAGATGCAATCAACCCTAGTTCTGCAGGAACAGTTACCCCTACTGACACACAAGGCGATAATCCTACCTCCGCACCAGCCCAACCGCCAACTAGCGGAACACCAGCTGCTGCTGCCGCGGCCGCAGCTGAAGCAGCAGCAGCTGAAGCAGCAGCATCCCCGGGGGATGATATTGTAGTTGAAGCCGCCCGCGAAACACCATTACCATCAGTCTATGGTGATCGAGCAAATTTTGCTACTCCTACCGGAAAAGAAAAGTCATTCATTGGCGGCTTATTAGGGGACATTGCTGATAATGCACTTTCCGCAGCCATACACGGTACCAGTATTAAAAATGCAGTAATTAACACCGCAGTTGGGGGCGCTGTGCAAGGTATAACTAATGTTGTTCGAGTCCCTACCCGCCCTGCAAAGACCCAGCCAAACACTGCACAAGAGACAGGATCCAGGAGCACCGCAGAATCACAATATGTTCCACCTTCAGATGATGGATGATAAGATATGACAGAAAAAAATTCAACCAGCTTATACGATACATTTGGTAACGAAGTAAAATATCAAATCAGTCAAAACACTCTTATAGCATATTTGGAAAACGCTACCGTAAAATTTCCGATACCTGAAGCAAGCACAGATATCTTATCTAAACTATTTCAGGATAAAGATGACCCGATCAATCCTGTACTATTAGAACAAATACAACAGCGTTTAATAAAATCTGGGTTCAAAGAAGCAAATGCTAAGGCTATGGCTGATATTCTTATTCGTGTTGCTGCCGTGGAGCGGGTCAATGTAATGGATTATTTTGAGGTAAACAATAATTCATTGAAGTTAACTGTGGATACGTATGAAGCAATTAATGCAATGCGTCCGGTGGGAAATAGAATTAATTTAGTCCGACCATTAAACAATTCAGCTACAAAATTTAGACAGTTAATTCAGCCGTAATGAGTAGATTTGCACAAGCAGCTTATGCAGTACAACGCCCTGAAAAATATGTAGGGCAGAATGTTCCTTACTACCGCAGTAGCTGGGAATTAGCATTTATGCGTATGTGCGATCAGCATCCACACATATTGAAGTGGGCTAGTGAAAGTGTTAAGATACCATATATGAATCCGCTTACTAACAAGTGGTCAAATTATGTTCCTGACTTTATGATACAATATATGGACAGCAGCGGCACTACACATGTTGAACTTGTGGAAATTAAACCTAAGAATCAAACCACACTAGAAAGTGCAAAGACTGCAACGAATCGTGCAGCTACAGTAGTTAACTCTGCTAAGTGGACAGCGGCACAAGAGTGGTGTCAGCGTAAGGGAATACGATTTCGTGTTTTAAACGAAGATCAAATTTTTCAAACTAAAACAAAACGGACACCCAAAAGTAGAGTAGCTAAAAAGAAAAGCTACTAAGTAGTAGTATGGAACAGCGACGATATCGTACACAATATGTACTACCAGACTCGGGTGAAGCATGGAACAGCGATATAGGTACTAGAGCAGACAATACTGCACCTGAAACATTACTATCACCAGATGATCCGTACTACGAGTTAGCTACGGGGAAAGTTAAAGAAGCAAACAATGACTAAGAAACTTGAAGAAGAATTTGGCTTACCCCCACTCGAAGAAGTACTATCTGGCGTCCAACAGGAAGCCAATGATGAAGCATTTAGTGCAGTAGCTACTATTGACGAAGTACAAGAAGCAATTAGTATTAGCGAAAAAATTGACAATGCACTGGCAGAAGTTCGAGGCATGGAAGTACATGACAGTGAAATGGACGCTATTGCCATTGAAGCTATGCAGAGTTATCAGCAGCTAATGAGTTTGGGCATGAACATGACAGACATGGCAGCAGGACAAGTATTTAACAACGCTGCAAATATGCTTAAAATTGCGCTAGAAGCCAAAGACAGTAAAGTAAGCCGTAAGCTAAAGCAAGTGGACTTAATGCTTAAAAAAGCTCGAGTAGATCAAACTGCTAAAAAACTAGGTGATGGCGAAGCCGAAGAAATTAACTCTACGACGTTTGACCGCAACGAGTTGTTAAAGATGTTGGGGAAAAGCGATAAATAACTGCATAATACAGCCTACTAGGGTTGACAAAAATTTAGGAGAATTTTATGGCAGATCTATATTCGACCCTAGGGTCAAACGCTCGCAAAATAGTACCAAGTTCAACTTTTGGTACACCACAACTAACATCAATTATTCTTAACACTGACAGCGAAACGTTGCCTAACGGCAGTAGTGCATGGTGCCCAAATGATGAAGATTTAGACAACTATAGTCCAGACAGTGATTTTGGCTCACCTGGCAGTGATGTATACTATGCTGTACGTGCTATTCAGCAATACTGCGAAATATTCCAAGTTGGTGGTTCTAGTGACAGCAACTATTTCACAATTATTGTAAGAGATTCTAGCATCCCTTATGGTCCAGGTCAAACATTCCAAAGTGAAGGCGAAACAGTAGCAGCATTACAAACCGCTGTTAGAGAAGCATTAGGCGGTGCCGCAGTATTAGTAACAATCGGTCGTATCACAGACGACGATACAGACGGTTGATATTTTATACATATGTGTAACACGGAAAAGGACCGCAAGGTCCTTTTCTTATATCCGCAGTATGTCAAATGATAAATAACTATATAGCCTAACAGGCTTAAAAAACATTAGGAGAATAACATGCCTCAGACAAAAGGTGGTGCTAAAGGTGTTGCAGAATTTGCAACAGGTACATTAATTGCTAAAAATAATCTAAAACTAATCATGGTTGATACAGGTGCAAACCTTCAAACAGAAGATGATGCCCCAAGTGAAGCTGTAGAGCGTGCTCTGCAAATCATTCAGCCACTAGTATACTTCATTCCATCAAACACAAGTGGTCAGATTCACTGCATCGTTGATGGTTCACAGTTTGATGAAGTAGCACTAGAAACTCAGCTAATCGCTGTCGGTACAGACAACGTAAACGGTTACAGCTTTGCTTCAGCAACTGTAACAGTTGGTACAAGCTTCGTAGTATCTTAATTACATAACTATGCGCCTTAGGGTGTCACAATGTGTAGAAACAATTGTGAAAGGGGTCTTTAATAGGCCCCTTTCTTTTTGACAAAGATGATAAATAGTTGTAACAGGAGACTAAACCCATGCAACTACGAGATTTTATTACTGAAAGTTTCAAGAAAGAATACTCATTTAGAGTAAAGATTGCTGCTGACTGTAAGCCAGAGCATTTGGATATTATTGAGAATTGCCTAGCAAAATACAATGTTGTCAGTGTAGCATCTTTCAAGCGCAGTCCAATTCAAGAAAATCCAATGGAATTTGTTCGTGCTAAAGGTGTTAAACTAATCAGCGAAGTATGCAGCACTGACGTAGTATTAAAATATCCTGTACATGAAAGAATTTTAGAAGTATGGCTAGCAGTACACCTAGGTTTAGATCACGATAGAGTGCTATGCTATAATGTTAAAGATCCGCGCAAGTTAGAAGCAGACAATGCAGCAGAACGTACAGAATATAACAAAGATCGCACCGTAACAGAAGACGACGCAGTATTAGCCAAAGACGATGGCCAGGCACATTATGAAATGCAAAATGAAGGCCTAGAAGACGCTGTTTATTTTGGCGAAGAATATAACAAAAAGTTTTTAGACACCTTAGCAAAAATTAAAGCTGACAAAGGCGCAGACTATTTTAAAAATTATCCGACCAAAGATGAAATTATGGGCGATAACTTAAAGCCAATGTGGGATACCTTACATAATCAAGCGAATATGGGTAGAGGCGTAGAAAACAAAGAAGTTGATGTAATTAGCCAAAGCTCGAGAAGGAACTAAAAATGAAACTGTCTAATATTTTTGAACAAGACCCCGATCAAGCAGCAGCTATGGGTGCTAATGCTCTTAAAAAAACTATGGGTGCTAATACCAGCGGTGCTATGATTTCAAAAGCATTAGGCAAATTAGATCAAGGCGGCGCAATCAGCGGACCACTTGCAAAAGCACTTAGTCCGTATGCAGATGCACTTGAAAAGATTTTAAGTAATCCGATGTATCGAAATAAATTCATGCAGATGATGAAACAGATTCAGACTGCTGACAATAAAGCTCAGGCGCAACCGGCTCCAGCAGTACAAGAAGATTGGGGTTCTAGTGATGGTTATGTTTTAGTTAAGGCTATCGATGATGCTGTTGCCGCTCGCGGCCTAAGCCCAGAAGTTATTCAGGACGAAGCAGAAAACCTAGCAGAACTTTATTATGACAGCATGGGTTATGACAGTCCGGAAGAAGCAGTTGACAGAATTATCAATACATGGAAGCTCAGATCATCTACTGGTAAAGCTTTAGCAAGAATGTTTGCTACTGATGAGAGTGTGCAAGAAGATGAGCAGATCGACGAATTAGAAAAGAAGACTCTTGGTTCTTATGTTAAGAAAGCATCAGGTGCTGAAAGACAAAAGAATGTTATGGATCCAAAGAATGTTCCTCTGACAAATATCGCTGCCTACCAAGGTGACAGTGAAACAGGACACTTCGGTAAGAGATTCAACCAACATACTTACGATAAAGCAGAGCGTCTTCGTAAGAATCGTGAGACAGGCATCAAGAGAGCAGTTGATAAACTTACCAAAGAAGAAGTTGAGCAAATGGCAAGACTCCGTGAGCTTTCAGGGTTACCTACAACTGAAGGCATGGTAGACATTGAATACGGTGTTGATCCGAAGTTACAAAAACTAGTTGACATTGGTCACTTGCTACGTAAGACATTAGATGTTGGTAGCGGCGTAAAATGGGATGATGCAGATTTTAACAAGGCTGCTAACCTAGCCGATGCACTTATTTCACTTGGTGCAACTTTTGGTCCAAAGAATCTCAAGGATGCGCTAAAGTTAGCAGACATGGACATTGCTCAGGCGCAAGAACTTATTGCTAAAGCTTCACAGCGAGCACCAGTTGAGGAAGCAGAACAGCTTGATGAAATCTTACCAATGCTAGGTGCTATGGCTGGCCGAGCAGCATTTGCTGGAGCAGGCGCAGTAACACGTGGTGTTGCCGGCGCAGTCGGACATGCAGTGGGAAGTTCGTTAGAGGATAGTGACGAAGATCCAACCGATGATGCTAGCAGTGGCGATGAAGTAGATACAGTGAGTATGGATGTTCCACTGTTACTACGTGTCTTAGAATTTGCTAGAGAAGAAGTCGAAGATGATATGGTTTTACATGATGTAGTAGAGCGGCTAATTGCAATGTCAAAAGACGGTCCATTAAGCATGGATGATTATGAAAGCATCGTTGGCGATGTTGAAGCACTTCCTGCACCAGAAGAATTCGAAGAAGAATCTGGCAAGAGTAAGCAATATATTGAAATTGTCAGCGTATTAGGTCATACAAAGCGTGTACCAGTACATCCACTAAATGCATATAAAGCACTTAATCATTATCGCGATCAACCTTCAACAAAAAGTGCTCGCATAGTATCAGAAGAACAATCTATGGATGAGGGTTATTATGCTCCAGGTCCAGAAATAATGCCAGGCGCAGCAGGACCACAAGAAACAACCACTGTTAGTTTTAATCAAAGCAAGCAGATGGGTGATGCAACTTTAAACATTAATGCAACGGCTAAAGATATGGACGAATTGCATCGTATTCTTAAGTTAGCGGGTGTTGAATACGATCCCGAAGGTGATGAGCAAGAGCCCGATATGCAAGTTGTTGATGCAGAAGCACCAGCTGAAGAACCATGTGGTTGCGACGATGAAATGCCAGCAGACGTAAAATATAGCACAGACAAACAGACATTAATCAATGTTTTACGTGACAAGTTACAAAAAAGATTGGCATAAGTAACTTAACTAAAGTAGTTCAAAAGCCCGCTCCGGCGGGCTTTTTTTTGGATAAATACAAGTATGGCTAAAGGTACAGTAGAGAGCAGTCTCACTAAAACAGCATATGCTAAGGTAGCATATAGTAATGATACACTAAAAGAATTTAGAGCTTGTTGTCATCCGGACACAGGTCCTAGATATTTTATGGAAAAGTACATGATGATCCAGCATCCTACTAAGGGTGCAATTAAGTTTGTTCCGTTTGATTATCAGATTGATCT